ATCATCCTCTTTTATCTCTACAGTGCCAGCATCAAACGCTAAAGTAGGGGATGATAGGTCTTCATTATCGACAAACGTGCCAGTTATTCCAGTTAAAACAACAACACCCTTTGCCCCAGTTTCCCATAGGCCTGAATAAGAAACAGCAGCTACAGTACCTGATGCTCCAGCAGCCCCAGTTACAACAGACCCAACAACAAACTCTCCATTTGTAGTGGTCCCATCAAAATTTAAAGCTGTTCCTAAATCTACTTCTGACCAACCAGTCGATGTTGATTTATACATTCCAGCTGTAGCGGCACCAGACTTATTTCTAAATGCATACACATTACCACTAAATACCCATACACCTAAAACGCTACCCTCACCGGGCACTATATTAATATTGCTTCTTTGATCCTCTATAGCAGTTCGTAGTTCACTAACAAGAGAGGCATCCGCATCAGCGTCTCTTATTACTGGTGGACCATAGGAAAGAGAGGTGGCAAGAAGACCCATTATCCAACCCTAAATACTGATAACTGCCCATAATGCATCTGAAAATTTTCAGAGTTACTCCCATGTCCGTTCTTAACTTGTGCCAACACATCTGTATAATCAGTGTGTCCAGTTGTATCAATTATTCCTGAAGCAGACGCCATATTATCTAGGGTTGCTGCTACTTTTTGAACAGCAGCATCATAACCGGGATATGTGACAGACCCACCATCAGCCTGAGTTGCAATCCTAAACGTCCATACCACAGTATCAGTTCCTGTCTGAACAAAACTTACGCCCAGATTGACCATAAACCATCCCTTGTCGTATATTCTGATTCTGTCGTTTGCAAAATCAGCATCCGATCCCACGGTTGTTGATGATACAGTGCCGGTATCGTCAGGACCATTGGCACCAACTGAATCAGCATTCCAATCTATTGTTGCTGTTGCTCCTGATGCAACTGCTTGGCTTGCAGGAGTCCCTGCTGGTGAATATATTGTCGCAAAACCACCCATCCCAGACTCTGTAAATTGTCTGACCATTTGGGCGGTGATAGCTCCTGTAGTATTGTCAGCAAAACTAGTCCCGGTTAAAACCGCCCTTGTTTTTCTTAATGCTGTTGGTGTTGCGCTACCCATTATTTATACTCCACATTAAATGCGCTTCCAAAAGCGCTGTTCTTGTTTAAAAAATACATTGTTTCTCCGTCTTGAAGAGTACCGCTTACTATTGTAAAATATACATACCCCTCCGCATTTGAATTAGAAAATGATCCAGCTGACGCATCGCCAGTTACATCTTCAATGCTAACTTGCAGCACAGAACATAAAGCGCCACTAGTTCCCCCTTTAAGTAAATCGCCAACTGAAGGAATTTGTAGATCAAAAGCACTACTAAAAGCACTGTCGAATACCGAGTCTCTAGCAGTACCAATAGTAAAAGGAATTCTATAAAATGTTATTTCGGAAGGTAATGTTTGCCCGTCAAATCTTTCATACCCATCTAACCTTCTATATCTTCCACGAATGTCTACTTCAAAATTATTAGCAGCAACTAACTCGCCAGGCCTCATAGATAAGGCAGGGTCGACCATATTAATCCCACCCTCGAAAGGAAAATAATTAGACTTCAAACCAGAAGGCTTGATCTCTCTTCTAGTTAGTCTGGTCATTGCGGAACTACTGTAAAATTAGATATATCCTGCGCCTTAGAAAACCTTCTATTCTTTTGCCCCGGTAACTGATCAGCCTCAAGCTTGTCTAGCAAATCCTCAAATTCCGCTAAAGCACCTGATAAAATTTCAGGGGCGTCCTCGTTCTCAGCATAATATATTTTAGCTCTAGAGGTTATTATCTTGTGGAATCTAGACGGTATCGGTGATTCACTAGAATCAGCTGACAACTCAGTTGGAGACTTCCAGTATGAAGCTGATATTGCTGTTACAGCATCGGGTGTAGGATATACATCTATGACATTATCAGGTTTAATAGAAAAAACTTCTGGGGTTGAAGAGGCAACCACGCCTAATTTATATTCTAGGCTGTAATCATCCCATACCATATACTCTAACTCTTGATAATCATCAGTTCCTTTGCTAAAAACAAAAGAGTCTAATTTCCAATTACCTAAATCAGATGGTGATGTTAGTGTAGAAACACCAACGGAAGGTGTAAGTGTCGCCTCGGTCCATAGAAAATCCCAGTTAAACCACCTACTTTGTATGTCTAAATCAGCTTGTTTTACATAACGAACTACATTATTCTCCTCTTCGGAGAGAGAAGTAGAAGTGACGCTGGAAGGACCAGTTCCTGGTATGCCTATATCTCTAGCCATGTTCTTACACAAAACTAAGTAAGTACTCATATCAAATTTTTCACTATTCTATTGTAAACATCGTTAGGGTTTATCTTTGCAGCGCACATTGCTCCTCCAGTCTCACTATCCCTGTTACAGGTGTCAAATCCATAATGCATTTTATGGCATGGAAAACAAAAATTATCATAATGATCAGGCTCTAAAGAGCTGGTATTATTCCAATACTTAGAAAGATTTTCTTTTGAGGAATGGGATAACATAACTATTTTATGGCATTTCATAGTTGACGCAGCATTCAGTACTCCAGTTTCTGGTCCTATAACAATAGAGCAATGATCTAAAAACGAAAGAGTTTCTCTTATAGACCAATTTCCTGATTTTGTTATAATCCTATCCTCTTTTTCCCAACCCTGTTCAAGCAACTTACAAAGCTCATCTCCGACAGTAACAAAACAAACATCAGGCCTGTATTTTAGAACCTTATTTATTACATTATCAGTCCAAGGATATACTTTATGTACAGACGATCCAGACAAAGACCATAAAATAACATGCTTCTCCCTGATGCTTCTTCTAAAATCCCTGGCTATTTTTTTTTCACTATCTAAAGGATAGAACTTAGGACTAAAGATATGCGGAACACCCGCTATATCATGAGTTCTTTCCATATAGTTTACATTACATTCTTCATGTAAAGTATCCTTATCTAGATTGAACCTAGGGTCCCCTTTTACTGCAATCTTATCGCCATTCCTTAGTCGTGAAACCCTGTCAGGCATAACCAATAAAGAATTTTCTATTGATTCAGAAAGCTGTATTACCTTGTCAAATATATTATCAAAATGTTTCCAGTATTCAGTAAGCTCATTCTCTGGAATCATCTTTGTAGTTTGAAATAAAATCTCATCCACATATGGATTGCTACTTAGTATATCTTTCCCAACCTCTGTAACATTTACACATACCCTATACCCTTGTTCTTTAAGTAAAGGCAGTATAGAACTAGCCTGTAATGTGTCCCCAAAAGCCCCGTACCTTATAACACATACGGTCTTTTCCTCTCTTATACCCCCAAAATCTTCTGGGGTATAATCACTAACTTCCCTTCCGGGAATATTTATTGTTATCACTTTTTTTAGAAAGCCCACCCAGCTATGACGCCGCTTCCTCTAACCATTTCACCATTTACTCGACCTTCATTATTTGTTCTTCGCTGCGCTCGTCTATACTCCATATCTCTCTCATCAAATAATTGAGAACCACTGGTGTATCCTTTAAGCACAGCTTCCGTATGGCCATACCCAACATCAGGTGTTTCAACCATACCACCAATAAATGCTTCGATTGAATTCATTCTTTTAGCCATTCTAATCTCCTTTGGATTAGGGGCGGTTTCCCGCCCCGTCACCAATTTATTTTAGCACCATTCAAACTTTCCACGATCAGTGGAGATGTTTGATTTAGCTATACCCTGTGGCATCTGGTTCTTACCTACACTGTCCATACCTAGAGATTTTAAAGACTCTCCGGATATGTCCTTTTTTTCGATAAGACCGTTCTGATTAACCGTTGGGTGATTATTTGCAGTATCTTTAGCCATAATATCCTCCTAGTACCATTCGACTTCAGCGTATGCATAACCCTTTCCAGCAGCCGTGCCAGAATCAGTCGCCTGAACATAGGTAACTTCAATCTGAGTATCGGCAGGAAGAGCTTCTACAAGGACGCAATTCGAGTCATCTTGGTCGTTAAAAGTTTCAGTGGCTGCAGTAGTATCAGCAATTTCTAACTGACCATAGTAGTTTGCATCACCAGTCGTGCCAAGCAAAACTTTCCCAGTGATGGTATCATCTGCAAAAGTTTCAGTTACATGCACTCCGATGTTTTTCAAACTACCCTGTTTACCACTTGGACCTTTAAAACTCCACGCAGTACCAGTGCCAGCAGCAAAATCAGTTTCCACTGTATCTTGGTAGATATATGTTCTTGGGTCACTATAACTCATAATAATATCTCCTTAAGCTGCGCTGTCCCACATCACTATACGTGACTGGGCTGCTTGTGTGTGAGTAATGCCAAATCCGCCAAGATAATACCACGCCACGCCACGGTCCCTCCCGAAGTCCCCAGGAATTTTCCCGCGAATTTCTTCAGGAACCGCAATAGCTTCAGCAACAGTATCCTCGCCAAAGAACAAAGCCCAATCAGATTTGCCATTGGTCCAAGCAGCGGCAGCAGTGCCCATGCCAGTACCCTTAGCGATGTGAGTTTGTTCTACGAATCTAACGCCTTCGTAACGACCAATTTCGCCATTCATAATCATCTGAAAACCAGGATCAACATACTGCTTGATTGACTCTAAGTCGTCTTTCAGAGCTCGCCATGTTGACGGCCATGCTAGAGCGTAATAGTCATCATCAGCATATGCCGGGATGTTACGTTCTTTCATATAATCAACAATAAGCTTAACATGCTCTTTAGCTAAAGCAACGTTATTAT